CTTACTCACTCTAACACTCCCATTTTTTTGATTCTTGCATGTTACACAATTATTTACTATTATTCATCAAATGCTGATAACGCAATAGGTAATGCTTGAATAACAACATTTCCAACAGCAGGAAGTCCAACTAAAACACTACTTATAATTTCTTCCCTTGAAGCTCCTAACTCTTTAGCCTGTTTTACATGAAATGGTATACCGCTTTCAAGTCGAGCGGAAGCCAATACAGCTAAATAAGCAAGTGCTTCTGTCTTTTTGTCAAGTTTACAGGCATTATCCAACTTTCCAACAAGTTCACCCCATGCCTTTTGTTGTTCTGGTGCTTCCTTTACAAATGTCATAAATGAATTACTTATACTCATAAATATATCCTCCTTAAATCTTATAATGTTTTATAAAATATCATTAATTCTTGTTCACAATAATCTACTATTATGTATCACTCTATACACATATTATATTATAATTGTATTTATTTACAAGTTATTTATATTCATATATTAATATTATTGCATTACAGAGCCTTTTATTATACAGTTGGTTCTTCAGCGTTAGCTTTATCAAGTGCAAATGATGCTGAAACCGCAGGTATAACATCTTTTAATCCAATAAGCACAAATGCACCTTTTCTCACTGACTTCCCATCATATCTAGCGGTTGCTTTGAATACAGTTTTATCATCTGTGAATAAGAACTCTGTTGAGCTTGCTGATTTTATATCCGACCTTTCTGCTAAAAGGTACTTTGTGAAATCTCCAACTAAAACATTGTTTTCTGGAATTTCTTCACTAAATACAACCTTATATCCAACCCCTGGGAATGCTTGACTGCTTACTGTTACAAAAGCACCACTTGCATTAGTTCCGAGTGACATTGGCACTATTGTTCCAAGCCAAGTTGATTCATTCATTGCCACTGTAATTGGGCCTCTTCCTTTTCTTCCTCTTTTAATATTTTTCATAACTTCGATTATTTTATCGAACTTAGTATTTGCCGATGTAAGAGTTATAATATTTGTATTTTTTAATCCTGCATCTGCATTTATTGCTGGGATTATACCTAAAGGCATTTTTGTTCCAGTTCCATAAAGAATAGCTTTATCCAACGCAATAGCAATTGATTCTTTTAATAATGCCTCAACATGAGCAGCTAAATTTATCATAGAATCTTCAATTAATGAATTGTCTAGTGGAATAAAACCACCAACCTTGTATCCATCAACTTCTACATCAGTGAATAAAGAATCTAATTCATTAATTTTTCCAACCATTTCTGTCCACACCGCTTCTGGTGCTTCGCCCGCAACGATTGCTCTACCAGTTCCAGAAAGTTTTGCAACTCTTACTAAGTCATAAAATGCTGAATATCTGCCTAAATCTTCAGTAATTGTATCAAGTAATATTTGGGGGATTGTTATATCTAAACCTGTTATACTTCTTTTTTCTACTGCTTGTTTTAAGTTTGAATAGAAACTTCTCACTTCATCCCTGTTCATTCTCTCAATTATTTGTCCTCTTGTAGTTAATTTATTTGCTCCCATTCTTTGCTCTCCTCCTAAGTTTTTACTTCTTTCAATTTTTTCTTCTATTTCTGTTGCTGGTTCTGGATCATTTTTAGGTTCTTTGCTATTTAGCTGTTCAAGTTCACCTTCCAAATCTGCAATTTCACCTTCCAATGTAGTTTTCTTTCCTTCTAATTCCTTCTTTTCTGTATCAAGTTTTGTTATTTCTTCATCCACTACTGCAATTTCTTCATCTGTTTTAGCTTCCTCAATTGATAATCCTAACTCAGCCGCTCTAGTATTTAATCCAGTTTCTTCAGTAATTAATTCAGCTAAACTAGACTTCCTTTGTTCAATTTTCTTACTTATCATTAATTGTCTTAATGCCATAATCTTTTAACCTCACTTTTAAATTATTTTTCATTTGTAAAACTTGTCTTTCTTTATATTCAGTAACACTCGCCTGTCTAGCTTGTACCCCTGTTTCTTCATATGCAGGGAATGTTACAACAGAAACTTCATGAAGGTCGACTTCGGTGATAGTCCATTTAACTGTTCCATCATCTCGCCATTCGGTTTCTTCGGAAATAACATTAAATCCAAAGCTGCACTGCGATACATCACCACGCTTTACTCTTTCATATACATTTACTGCTTCAGTATCATTGGGATTTATCTTAATTCGCCCCCATAGGCCACGACTATCAACCTTTAGATCTAGAGTACCAGATTTATTTCTGCCTAGTACAAGCCTTGTATCGTGGTTAATTAAAGCTCTTATATCATTACTCAAGGTTCTATCTAATGCACTTGGTGCTATTTCTTCAAATGCTCCTTGCCACAATTCAGTTGTTTGATTGAATACAACAAAATATCCTTCGATATGCATTTCATCATTGCTTACTTCTTCTCTGATTTTAAGTTCTGCATTTAGACTTCTAGTTTGTCTTGCATCTCTACTCACCGTTACCACCCCCATTCAATTTCTTTTGATCTCCAATCATTCCTGCTGGAATATAATTTTCAAGAATAACTCTTTCATCAAGTCCTTCAAGTGGTGACATTCCAAGCCAATCTCTGACTTCATTTCCTGTCATAATTCCCCTAACATACATATCGCCACCTACCGCAGCAAGTTCGCTCATATCATATGAATAGAGACTTCTAGCATTAAACTTGAAATATAAATCGGGACTATAAAGCAACTTCTTACTTAATTCTTGCTCTATTCCCTTTGCAATCGGAAGTATAGTCGCATTGATAAAATTGTTATATTCATCTTTGTTATACTGGCCCACACCTAGAAAAAAGGCAGGCACTCCAAAAATACCTGCTACTGTTCGTTTATCAAGTTGTATTGCATCATTTAATGCAAGATCATTAAGACTCAAAGGTTTTACTTGTTCCACCTTAACTAAATCAGCTGGAACCACCCAAGGCTTACCGCCGCCTGTTTCTGAAATATATTTTTCTAATATTGCATCCCTTCCAGTTTCACTTGCTAATTCTTCTGTCATTGCATCAACTGCAATTATCAATGATGGCTTCCACTTATCAGACATAAAACTATTTTTAGTTTTAGCTGCTTGTTTTAAATTGTTTACTATATCTTTTAATACAACTTTATATCCTTGCCCCATATAAGGCTTTTCTGGATTCGGATTAATACTAAAGTGTAACAATTCATCATGAGCATAAGTTCTGCCACCATAAATAACTTGATAACCAGTAGCTGTATCTTGAAAGTATCCTTGCGATGGCTTCAAAGGTATAAGGTCATCAATTAATCCACCGCTTACTTTGGGATAAATTAAACTGTTCCCTTGCCCTTCCAACATCATGGTATGAACAATGTTATAAACCCATGACTTTCTAGTCATAAGGTTATATGGGTTAATATCAATTTTTCTAGATAATGCGTTTTTTACCCTTACATCTCCATTCTCTGTATTTTGCATTAAGTGAATGGTCATTGATGAAATCAAATCAGCTATCTTATGAACCGCCATTTTAACTTCGGGATTATCAGATAATTTTGTATATCCAGCAACCGATAATGTATCGTAACCATCACTTGATAAAAACCAATTTAATGGTGTTGTGGTTTCCGATCTAGTATTCTTTATATTTCTGCTTTTCTTTTTCAACAATTCTCACCCCCTTATTCTCCATTTAGCCATGTTGATGCTGAACTTTATTTTTCTATATTTTCTAATTTTCTAACACACGCAAAAACAGCAGCGTCAAATATATCGATACGCTGCTCTTGCATAACTTTTTCATATTGGATCATGTCATCGGTTTTTTCAATGGCCCTTACATTTTGCAAACAATATTCAAATGCATCAGAATGTAAATAATACAATTTGCCTTCCTTTGCCTTTGCTTCAATTCGCCTGAATCCCTCACTTTTCTTATAGAAATATTGTGGTTGGTCAATTATATTAAATCCAGCCTTTTTCATTCCAAAAAAGTATTCTCTGCAGAACTTTCTATCATGGCCAACTTGCTTTATTTTAAATCCTAGCTTTTTCATTTTGATAAACCAATTTACTACATCAGAATAATTGATTACTGGATTATTACACATATCAAGCCAACCATCATCTTTCCAACCGAAAAGTGGAATTCCATCTTCATCTGCTTTTTTATGGGCCGCTACTATTGGAAACCATGCGTGTGGGATTATTATATCTACCCCTTCATATTCTCCATATAGAGCTGCAGCAGTTAAATCATGCAACTTAGACAAATCCGGCTCCGCCATACC